TTATAATGCCCGAATATTTGCTATAACTCGATATATTTCCAATATGTCAGCCTTCCGGATTTTAAAGTCGTGGTAGTTTGGACTGGAACAAATGATGTAATCGGAATCATCTGCCTTGTTGATGTACTTTATCATCCTGTCCTCGGTAGTCACAATCATATAAACCTTGCCTGTTTCAATGTATTCCCAGTTGTAAGAATCTAATTTCCGAATGCCTATCAGATCACCGGAATGGATTTCAGGCTCCATACTTACTCCTATTACCGGCAGGATTGCATCGCATCGACGGAAGATTTCCATGTCAATATATCCGTCTGGCTTCACTGCGCCATCACTGTACGTGAGAACCCCTAAAGGACCAGCAGAGACCGGAATATCATAAAATGGGACTGCAAAAGATGATGTTTTTGATGGTGCAACTCGAATAGGTGTATATTGTTTTTCCCCATCAGTTTTGGGTGGACAATTTTGGGATGACAGGTACGCATCCGGATACGCATTTAGATACGCATTTAGATGTACATTTTCCTTACTTAACATTTCACCTTCTCCATAGAATAAAAAGAATGGAGATACAGAAAATATTTTTACAGTATTCTGTATTGCTTTAACTCCAACATTACTTCTTCCCTTTATAATTTCTGTAATCATAGAGGTGCTTACATCTATCTTTTCCGCAAAATCTTTGGGGCCGATAGTAGCTTTTACTGATAATAGGTAGTTATAAACCTCTATAAATCTAATAGTAACGTCATTCATAAAAATATTTTTACAGAATATTGTATTTTCACTTTGATATTACAGATTACTGTAATATATTTGTGTCGAATTAACAACACAAATCTACGAATAAGAAATGGAAGCACAAGAGATTCATTCAAAATTACGTCCGAAAGACTATCAGTTGATAGCTGAGAAGCTGGAAGGCTTGTATACAGAACGGACAGTTCGCGCCCAATTAAAAGGAGAACGGACACTAAAGGAACCGGTGAAAAATGCTGCCCTGGAATTAATAGCCATAAGAGAAAAATATATTAACGCTTAAAAATGAAATCATGTACCATATTAATGTACACATAAGAAATGAAGCGAAAAGCAAGATTTCTGATTTTATTAATCACATTAATAAGTGTAAAGACGTCACTGCTTATTCAATTTATAGTACGACTATCTCCATCTCCGCTGACGAATATTTTAGGTGTCTTGCAAAAGCTATGATAGAAAAATATTTCGATGATTTTGTAATTGACACAATTGAATAAATCCTGAATGGTTTTCCCGGGGTTCGATTCCCCGGCAGGAACTAAAATAAAGAAGTTAATGCCTTGTATCAGTGAAAATATTATTTGTGTAACTGTCCCGGAGCTGGAAAAATGCGGGGTATCTAAAAGAACACTTTTAGATGGCTTACTACGCCAGCGTCAAGGTTTAGTATACTGCTGGGAACACCACAAGATCGGCAACACGGTCTATATTCACTACGATGGTCTGAAGGATAAATATAAAGCATTAATACAAAAAGAAATCTGCAACGGGTTGGATGTAAAAGAATGGCTGAAGTACAACACTATCCGTGAATATCTTCCACCCGTTATCCAAGAAGAAAAGGATATGCTTGCCGGATATGTTATTACCCGCGAGCATGTAAATGTGAATACCGGAGAATGGAACGAGGAAAAACGGACTGGTCTGCCTCCGGAATACATCAGCCTGCTACTATATCAAAGCCGATGGTACCGGTTAATGAGTAAAGATGTTTATGATTACCATAAACACGATTTGAAAAAACTAAACATTACAGGTATTACTGACTATCGTGATGTTTGTATTAAGATTGCCAACAGTCCGGCAGATTTGTTTCCGGATGGTGCGAAACTACCTAAGAATACAGTAGCCTGCTACCGTAATCAGGTGACATATGAAAAGGAAGGTATCCTGGCACTGATCAGCGGGAAGTATGGCAATATCAGTACACAAAAAGTCGGAGATGAACAACAGCAGGTACTGATCGATATGTATAGCGACCCCAGGAAGCCGGATTTCCGCCGGGTTACAAGCTGGTATAATGATGCGGTTATTCGTATGGGCTGGACAACTAAAGGCGGGAAACCTGCCGTTATCAGTGAAAGCTGCGTGAAATTAAATTTGAAGAATCCGGCAGCACAACAAGTATGGTATCTGGCCCGGCATGGTTATGAAGCCTGGAAAAACAAGTTCGGCTATACGATACTCCGTTTCCGTCCATCTATGCGCGATGCGGTCTGGTGCGGGGATGGTACGAAAGTAAACCTGTACTACCGGACACCGGAAGGAATGGCCGCAAAACTGAATGTCTATGCCATTGTAGATGGGTATTCCGGTTATTGGTTAGGCTGGGATATCTGTGAAAAGGAAGATTCAGAAAGTGTTCAACGGGCATTACGAATGGCAATTCGGCGTTCCGGATATATGTTACCCTTCCAAATGCAATACGACGGGGATTCATCCAATAATTACTACAAAAGAATGACGACCCTCCATTTTCCTGCAATGCCGAATAACGGGCAAAGTAAGATTATAGAGCGTTGTTTTAAGACATTACAGGAAGGTTTTATGAGGTCGGCAGACGAATTTACCGGAATGAATATCACTGCCACCTCCATCAACAGCAAGGTCAACAAAGATTTTATTGAAAAACTGCAAAAGGATGACCGTCTGCAAAACAAACAGGAAGCTATCCGGATGCAGGAACGTTTCTTCCACTTGATGAACAATACCAAAGGAACCGACGGGAAAACGCCAAAGGAAAAATACTTTGAAAGTATCAATAAAGAGGCTTTTAAAGTAACAAACTGGGACTGGCTTAACCTTTTCTGGGAATGGAACGAACGCCCGACCACCTATACGAAAGACGGCCTGATCTGGACCGAGGGGAAAGTAAAAAAATACTACGAAGTAATCAGAGATTACAGTTTTGATTTTCAGAACGACGAAGTTCCCAACCTTTATACTCCGGATGTTGATTTTATGTGCAAGTATATCTGTCAGGAATTTTGGGTTCGGTTTGATCCGGCCGACCGTCGGCGGATTGCCTTATACAAAGGTGAAGCGGACGGCAGCCGCCGTTTTGTTGCCTGGGCAGTAGAACGCGAAAAATTGGCTTATGCAGTTCAGGATTACCGGGAAAATGAACGGGAAGAGATTAACAAGCGTCTGGAGGTTAAAAAAGAGCAGAAACGCCGGGCAATTGCCAGCCGGCAGGCTGCCGCCGATTTCGGGGATTCGGAAGAGGTATTGAAACTGGGGTACAAATGGTTTGATAAAGAAACGCTTCACCGGGCAGAGACAGATATGTATTGTGACGGTATCGAGGAACCGGAGGAAATGACCGTTTCGGAGACAAAACCGGAAGACCGGAAAGTCTACCGACGCAGAAAGATTGATGCAATGAGTAAAATATTAACCGATAGTAATAAATAATATGGAACTGACAGTAGAACAAAAACGACAAATCATCCGCGGTATGCAGGCTTATATTACAAGCCAGGATACAACCGGAGACAGCAAAACTTACAGCCAGAACAAATTTGCCCGTGATGCCCATGTAAATGTAGGCTATATCGATGCAATGGTAAAAGGTTGTGAAACCGGTGATTTTATCTTCAATAAAGTGGTGATTAAAGATGTGTATTTTGAACGAATTGCAGCTTTCATCGGACTGGAACTAAAAAAGGGGTATTGGCAAAAGTTTGAAACAGAACAATACCTGGACATTGAAAGCGCTTTTGTCGAAGCGAAGACGGGAGCAACCGTAAAAACGGTTATCGGCGGAACGGGAAGCGGCAAAACATTTACTGCGGAGGAAATGAAAATCAAATATCCGGTAGGGACTTTCGTCATGCGTTGCGCAGGAGATTATAATGCATTGAATTTCATTCATTACATGGCTGAAATTTTAGGAATAAAAGATGCTGAAAACATGTCAAAGGCAAAAGTCAGAAAAGCCATTGAAAAAAGAATCAAAACACTTTACGAAGCAGGCCAACGTCCGATACTGGTACTTGATGAAGCAGAGAACCTGAAACTCCCCGCCTGGGAACGGGTTAAATCTATCTATGATAATGTGAAAGAACTATGTGGTTTTATGATCATGGGGACACCGAACTGGTACCGGAAAATGAAACGGCAACGGGATAATGAACGGGATATCGTTCCACAGATTTTCCGCCGCTTCATGTCCGGTCTGAAAACTGTACATCTTTCCCGGGTTAGTGAGAGTGATGTTAAAGATATCTGTAAAGAAATCGGAATCAATGACCGCTATGTAGTAAACAAAGTATGTGATGACGTGGACAATTACGGGGATTTGCACGATACGATATTGGTTTTACAAAGGGCTGCAGCCGCACAAGGCTGCAAAATTAACCGGGAACTGTACGAAAATGAGTACGGTAAAGCATGTTAAACACCATTTAAATCCTTGTTTATATGGCCAGAGACATTTATAATGTGAAAACAATCCAGGATAAAAGATATGATACTTTAGACCTTGGGGAGTACAACGGACTATTCGGACGGTGTGAAAGTCGGTTTGTCGTGACTTTATACGGTCATTCCGGCAGTGGTAAGTCGGTTTTTGCCCTTCGTTTGGCTGATTATTTTGCTAAAAATATAGGCAAGACGCTTTATAACAGCCATGAGGAAAAGATAAACCAAACGTTACGGGACCGGATAAACGAATGGAATATTGATGCTCCCCGATTATTTTTCGGAAATGCATTAAAATTTGAGCGGATGGTAGATGTGATCCGGAAGAACTACTATCGTGCAGTATTTATTGATTCGGTAAAATACATGGATTTTACGGATGCACAACTAAAAGAACTGCGAGAAATATTTGCCAAAAGGAAACTGGCTATTGTTATGGTAAATTTCGGTGAAAAGCTGGGAGTACCTTCTGGAACTAGCGGAAAAGACTTGCTTCATGCTTCTGATGTGAAATGCTTTTTTAAAGGTGGACGGCTGAATGTAACCAGCCGGTATTTACAAGCTCCGGTAGACCGGGTTTTATTTGGTTCTAAATATGCTGAAAAACAATTAACATTATTTTGATATGGAAGTTTGGGAAATACTAAAGATAAGCCAGGAAGATTACAATACGGCCCTTTTTGAGGCCGGGTGCATTACCGCTGAAAATTTCTATAGTCCGACAGATGCCATTAAGATAAAACATCAGGCCGGATACTGGAAATGGCTCCGGGAACAACAGAAAATCGTGGATGCAATTTGTATACAACACATTAAAAAGGGCCGATTGGTACCTGGAAAGAAACTGTTTACAACCTATTATGAAATGCTATATAGTCATTTGGAACGTGTTTATCCGCCTAAAAGGTTGGAAAATAAACTACTTGAAAAGGAGGTATATAATGGGTGAACAAATTACGAAAGATATTATTAAGGTTACACGCGGGCAGATTGGCCTTAATGGTCAGGAAAACCTGGAAATCGAATACGACAGGATTAGCCAAAAAACGACCTTGAAAGTTAACGGGAAACTGGTGTGGGGAGTATGTGGGAAATGGGCAGAAAAATTTTTTAATAAATACGGATTGTTAATCAGATAAATAACCAAAGCTATGGGAAAACAACATGATATTTTACGGAAAGAGGCCGCAACATCAGTATGGCGGAGTGTTCAGATAGATGTTTGCCGGGAATGCGGAGGCTCAGGAAAGAGAACTGTTTTTGTCGGCCGAAGCAGAGATGACGAATACGATTACGAACCCTGTCGGATATGTGGCGGTTCCGGTATGATTAAAAAGGAATTGACAGTGAATATTTTTCCTTACGATAATAAAAAAGACGAATAAGATGGAATTAAAGGATTTGACCCCTGAACAACGCAAGGTGTTATTACAGGAAGCTCTGGAAATAGAAAAGGCGGAACGGAAACAAAAAGAGGCAGACCGCCAGGCGTACAAAGATTTGGTTAGTGAAAAGGTGGATCAGGTTTTTCCCCTGTTGGAAGAAATCAGCTGTAAATTAGCCAGCCAGAAACAGCAGATATATAATGAATTCGCTGCAGCCCTTGAAATGAAAAAGAAATTATATGATGTGAGAGACAGCCAAAACAGCCATGCCTTTATGAATGCGAACGGCACGCGCCGGATCACACTCGGTTATTATGTGATTGACAGCTATGACGACACCGTGAATGACGGTATTACAATCGTGAAGGAGTATATCTCCGGGCTTGCGAGAGACGATAACAGCCGTATGCTGGTCGATACGGTGATGAAATTGCTGGCAAAGGACCAGAAAGGTTCCCTGAAGCCGAGCCGGGTAATGCAACTCCGGCAGATGGCCGACCGTTCCGGTGATCCGCGTTTTATTGAAGGTGTAGCCATTATTGCCAACGCTTATAAACCGACACCTTCCAAAACATTTATCCGGGCAGAGGCGAAAGACGAAAATGGAGCCTGGAAAAGCATACCGCTCGGCATGACAGAGGCATAGGCGGTTTGCCCGGATGGTCGTAGAGGTGGTTCAACTCCACCTCCGGGAGCAATGAATTTAAGCAACATGATTATGAATACTGAATTTACCGGAAAGGAAGCTGCAAAATGGGGACGGGTGGATTTTTCAAATCCGCGCCATCGTTACATTCTTTCCCTCTGTTACCAATTGGGATGGGTACGGATGCATCCTAAACTCGGACGTATGGTGGCCGATAATGCCATTCTGGGCAACTGGTTAAAACGATATGGCAAATACAAGAAGCCGATCCTGGAACATAACGATCAGGAAATAGGTGCAGTTATAAAGGCTCTGGAAGCCTTAATGACCAACCGGATGAAATAAAAAAGCCCTGAAAGCGAGAAATCCCGACAAACAAGGCAGTGTAGCAATTGCAAATATAGGGATTTTTCGCCAATGGCTTACAACAAAAAGGGATATTATTTAAGAGCGCGTTTAATACAGGAGATTACAGCCCGGTATTACGAGCCTGAAAACCACGCCAAATGTCATAAACAGGTGTGGAAAACGCAGATTTATCCCCGGTTCGGTATCTGTTACCGGACTTATTTGAAGTATTGCAAGGCGAGAGAGTCGGAGGAACTGGAGGACGGGAAGCAGTTGAAGATAATGTTTGAGGAGGATTAATAACATTCAAATGAATACTATGAGACCATTTTATAAAATGAACCTGCCAAAAACAATAATGGCAGGCTCTTGATCTAAAAATTCTAATCTTCATCTAAAATTAGCCCCATCTTCCTTCTGATTTTTACTCCATGCATCTATGGCTATGTAGAAGCTGAAGATTGATATTACAGTTCCAACAGCAATCCCTGTATATGTTTCAAATATTATTGAAACAAGAACTGTCACGATAAAAATCAGATCTTTATGATATTTAAAGATCATAATACAAAAGTATATATATTTTGGAGAAACATTAGGATTATTGAATCAAAAAAGAGTTCTTTAAATTACAGTGTTTGAAAAATGTTGTATATTTGCCCTTGAACTCTACATACCAGTCTTGGGCAAAATCAACGAATGTTTTTTGAACAAGATAAAGGCAACGCCTGCTATGGTGGTCGGAACGAAAGAACCGACTGCAAACGCCCAGCGTATGTGGAGTTCACACCTACGGTGGGCGTTGCTGTTTTATCACAATTCTTATTATATGAACTCCAATAAGAATGAAGTTGGCAACTTACTGCCCAAGGTGTTTACTTTTAACGCCTCTAATCAACAAGTACGTACCGTACTGATAGACAATCAACCTTATTTTGTTGCGAAAGATGTTTGTGACACATTAGGGCATACCAACCCTTCTGTTGCAATCCAAATGTTGGAGGAAGATGAACGAGCTAAAAAAAGTTTAGGTCGTCAAGGAGAAACATGGCTTGTGAACGAAAGCGGGTTGTATAATCTTATCTTTCGTTCTAATAAACCAGAGGCAAAAGCGTTCCGCAAATGGGTAACTTCCGAAGTTTTGCCTTCTATCCGGCAAATTGGGAAATATGAAACGGGCGGATATTTAAAGAACAATTCTCCCCGGCTCGGTCATTACCTTGATTTACGGAACCAGCCCTACGCTACTCAGTTGCTGAATGGTTATCCGGTGAGGGTAATTATCCATGAAGATATGGAATGGTTTTCGTTGGCAGACATCCACCGGGCTATTCAGGCAGATACCAGTACGACACAGGCGGCTCACATGCTGAATGCTAAACGGGAGTTAGCACGGAAGATTTTCATTTTTGGGAATACCCATCCGGCTTGGTTTACGACTTATACCGGATTACGGCTGATTATCAGCGGCAGCCGGAAATTGAAGATTAAGAACCGGAATTTTCAGTTATGCTCTGAAATAAAGAAAGGAGGCTGCCATGATGCAGATAAGTAAAGAAGGGTTAAATATCAGCTTCAAAACCAAATCAGCCGCCGAAGACTGGTTAAACCTCGTCCATGAGTTAATCGGACTCCTGCAAAGTGAAAACGCCTTACAGGAAAAAGGAGACTCTCCCGATGCCAGCCGATTCTATATCCTCGAACTCTTACGCGAAATGATGCCGACGTGGGAACAATTGAGAGGGTTAGAACAATAACAAAAACACCGGAAAATTCCGGCGTTTTTTAGTTTAAATATTTAGCTTGTGTCTAAATTGTATATGAAGTGTGTCGAAAAATGGCAACAAATTTTGTTAATTTATATTTATTGCATTACTTGCAGTCCATTTTAACGTATTCAGAATATGCAAGGAAATACTGAAGATATTGTGACGAAATTGAAGTATGAAGAGGAGATTAAAAAATTGGCTTATGATTTTGAAAACTTCAGTGAGCAGGAAAGAATTGCATATAGATGGGTACATCAAAACATAGATGATCCTCGTAATTTTATTCCACGTCCTTGTATAAAGAAAAACTACAAAGTAAAAGATTTTACAGATTGGGGTATTTCATTGTTTAATACAGAAGAGAATGCAATAAAAAGGTTACAGAATTATACTCAGGATAAGCCTATGCTATATAAAGTTTTAGGTTCATGTATCGCAAAAGGGAATTTAAAAAAGATGCACGGAATTTGTGATATCCCTGCAAAAAGTGGGCATTTTAATCTCATGGAATACAAAGAGGTTAATTTGCGTCCAGAGTTTGAGATAATAAAAATTGTATGCAATGGATGATCAGATTAATATAAAGAATTTGACATTTATTGGAACTCTCATGTTTCATGAATTTCCTTCAACTTGCGTATTCCAAGATGAAGCGGGAAATCCTTGGATTCAAGAATGGATAGATATCACTGATGAAGGTGATGACCAGTTTATTCTATTCCGTACCTCTACGACGGTTTTGAATGAATTTATAAAAGGGCATTTGTCACATTTGGATTTCATTACACGGCATTTTTGCTTCTCTTTTGAAGGGGCAATAAACGACATCCACAATTTTAAAATTGTTTCTCAATTTCCTTTTGAATCTCTTCCACAGCAAAATATATTTTTTGATATTCAGAATGGTGTGGATATTGATAAGATTATTGAAGTCTTTTCTTTAAAAGATTCTGCGAATGATACCTTAAAAAAATTAGAATATTACGGCCAAGAAAAGCATTGTGATTTAATCAATATACATTTAAATTCAGGAGATAAGGTGAAATATGGGAGTGTCGAAACCAAATACTTCATAGACATTCTGAATCACACTGATGCCCTAAGACGTGAAATTGCATTAGATATTTTCTATGGTAAAAATCGGGGACAAAAACGGAAATTCAATAAAGCTATAATGACCAAAGTTGGAACGGAGGTTGTTATATTAGAAGCTGCTTCTTTCAGTGTTTATCTGCGACCTCTCTCTTGCACATGGAATTTATTTGAAACTCCTGATGAAACAAAAATCAATAAAAAATTTATTGAATTATTGGATATCAGCAGTGACCAAGAAATCTTGAAAAATATTATCGATAATAGTAGTTCATTCGTTACAGATGCGTATATCAACTTTTTGGATATAGTTAGCAAAGAAGATGCTAAATTTGAAGTTGGTTTTTACAGTCCTTTCCAAAAAGAAAAGATAATAAAAGACATTTATCCCAAACAGGCACGCTTTACATTAGATACAATCAAAGAATTATCAACAACAAACGAAGAAGATTTCCTTATTAAAGGAAAGTTTTTTGCACTAAATTGTGAAACTGGAACTTTTAAGTTTAAGAGTAGTAACGAGGGATTTACTTATACGGGAGTATTTGAAACAAGTCTTATTGATAATATGGAGAATCTAACCTTTAATCAAGAATATAGTGTAAAAATCCATCGCAAGAGAATCAAAAAACCAAATTCGAATAAGGAAAAGATTGAAGACAGAATTATAACATTTCCAGAATGAGGGTGTCCAAAAAGTATTTGGCACCCTCGATTTATTCGTATCCCTATTGGAGACTGAAATCAAATATCCGA